AGTAACTGCACTCGCGATGGTAACAACCGTAGTAACAAGAGTCCAAATTTCCATGAAGTCCATTATTGTACGACCTCTTCTTCAGGCTCTTCTTCCTCAACAACTTTGACAGAGTTCTTGAGATCCATCTCTCTTTTGGCAATCGCGAGTTGAAGGTCATGGGCATCCTCCTGCAAACCAGCTATTTGATTTACTGTAGCATTAAATCTTTCTTTGAGATTTTGCAACCTAACAATCTGGCGGTGTTCTTCTGGCTTGAGATCCTCGATCTTGTACTCTTCGCCAAAGATTGTAACTACAGGTGTCTCTTCAGTGCTTTGTTCCGTCATCTGCGACTCTCCATACGTTTAAGTTAGCTGCTACCGTTCTTCGCTCTCCATCCCCTTTGAATGGATACACACTGTGTTGTAGCCAGGAAGGGAACATAAAAAACTTACCAACTTCGGGTTTCATAACCACCATTTGTGGGGGTCTTAATCTTTCACTGTCCAACAAAGACGTTGTGCCGTAGTTGAAAGTAATACACCCATCAGAGTGACCACTAGCATTATACAAACCATACTCTGATGTACCAGAGGTTGGGAGGTTTAGTATTTGGTCTGGCACTTTTGTCCAGGTGGTGCAACTTATACCCATCAGCGTCTTAGTGCCATGATCGTGTATCGGGTTGTAATCACCGGCATAGCTATGCACTGACCAGCACTCGTCTGTTTCTACAATGCGGTTTTCATTGAAGGGATTGACCGTAGAACCAGCAAAGTTTTTAACGTAATCCGCACCCATGATTTGGATAAGCTCATTGAACTCTTGAATCTTTGGATGCGTGTGATCCATCGTCAGTTGTTCACCGTTACCGATCTGGCCTACTAACGTACCCGCATGAGATGCTCGATCCTTTTGATTAAGAAGATCATCAAGATACTCGTTGAGATCATTTACCATCCTATCTGACAACACCGCCTCCATCAGAAACACAGATGGCAATGAGTGCATTTTGTATTCTTGTCTGACTTCTGGCATCAATGTCTCCTCACCACAGATAACTAAAAACTATTATCGGCAATACAATCAACACTGCCAATAACAATTCTACCACCTACGCGCTTGGATCGTAGTCCTCTGCTTTCTTAATAGCAGCGTCAATATTAGTGAAGTCTTCTGACCCCCAATCACCTAACGCCTTTTGATAAGACATATATCCTGCACTACGCATAACACGCTCTTTCTTTTCTTCTTTTGTCATGTCCTCGCCAAACTCGTTATCGTCATCCAACGTATTGTCAATCACGGAAATGCTTCCGGTCATCGCTGCGAAAGCTTGTGCTTTCTCTTCGTCTGTTCTAGCTTCTGCCATTTTTCTATCCTCCTATGATTCAAGCGCGGTAATTCGCGCAGTTAATGATTGAATGATTGCGTCTTGGTCTTGTATTGCTTTGACAAGGATTGGTACAAACTTTTCGTAGCGCAAACCATACTGTTTTTCATCACCAGACAAAGAAACCGTAAGGTTTTTCTTATCAGATAACTTGTATCCAGCAGCTTCTTCAAGAGCTTGTACAGATTGAGCTTTAA